TACTAATGTTGCTTCTGATGAAATGATACTTGAATCGGCCAATAAATGGCTTCATCTCGCAGGAGGCACTGATAGTGAGGGCGTTCCAATAGGTTATATTGCTCATGATGCACCCGGCAGTACAACAGTTACAGAAGTAGGAGCTATAGGTGTCACTCCTAGTGGAAGCGTAAATACTTTCGAGGTTATAACTGATATTAGTACAGATGCAGCTAAGCATGTTACTTATATAGAGAAAAAACCTATTAGTATAATCTCAGATAATACAGATAATGCATATGTTGTCGCAAATTCTGCAACAGCTACACAAGCTAATTTAACTGCTAATTCCACGACAAATGGCGCATGGATTAATGTATGGAGTGATCAAACTGCAGCCAATACTACTTATAATAATAAACATAGTATTAAATTATATGGTGTTAGAGACGTATCTGTTTCAGCAGAGAAAAATGGTGTTATTTCTATAGGACATAGTAATTCAGATATTAATCCAAATAATACTAACGGATTTAAGACATTTACTGTTGATACATATGGGCATATTACCAGTTATTCATTAAAAACTGTCTCGGAATTTACTGTAAAAGCTAATGATGTTTCCATAGCTACTCACGAAGACTTCCGCGCGAGCGCAGGACATCTTTATTTCGATAAGCCGAGTGCAGCTGCGGAAGATGCTACTAAACTAAAAATTTCTGGTAACGCTAGCAGTCCTACTGGAGTAGTATATGATTTTGGGCCAGTATGGCAGACACTTTAATAAAATAATTAAATATATAAAAAATGACCAGATAATTTCTGGTCATTTTTTATTTTCTGTTCATTTTAAATGTCAGTAAATCCGGATTATATTCTTCATACACTTTTAAAACCTCATGAATATATTCAGCTAATAAATCTAATCCATCAGAAAATAAAGTCTTTAAATTACGAATATCATTCCATGTTCTATCATCTGAAGAATAAGGGCATCTATCTTTTAAAAACTCTCGTTCTTGATTATCTGACATGTGCTTTAATTCCCAATCTATATAGTTTCTTCTGGCCTGTCCAGATTTAGTAAATCCTGTTAACTGTTCACTCTGTTTAATATATTCATCTTTAAAAGAAATAGAATAACAGTCTTTTGTATCACGATCTCCTTTATAAATTTCAATACATGTCACAAAAATTTTAGGATTATATTTAGCTCTTGATGAAATATTTACACCTGGACCCACTATTCTGTTACAATCATCTGTTTTATCATCAAATTCAGGTAAATATCCGTTAGGAAATAAAACTCTATATTTCCCCCACTCTCCAAAATAACTATCTCCCGTATATTTATATAATATACCGAATAAATGGAATATTTTTTCAATATCTTTTGGAATTAAAATTAATTCTGGATCTTCTTCTGGAACTGTCCATTTATCTCTATATTCTTTTAAAAATGCTCTTTCTCCAGACCCATCCCTACCGGTTTCTATTATCCGTTTTATTTCTCCTTTTGTAGGAATTTTAGATATTTTATCTATAACATCATTGGTTTTTAAAATACCTGTATCAGGAGAACTTTCTTGTTGGTCCCAGTTTATTAATATCTCGTTTAAAATGTTCTTAAATACCATTTTTTATATATAAATATATTATATATTATTTATAGATTATATGATTCAAGAAATTTATACAAGAATGCCTACTGATACAAAGTATAATCCTAATATTCTCGATACCCATGATGAAGTTGAGAGAATATTAACAGAAATCCGTACGATTTTAGGCACTAAACATGGAGAGGTTTTAGGTGATCCGAATTTTGGAATTGACCTTGAACAATATGTTTTTTCTTATGGTATTAGGAAACAGGAAATATTAAAAAACCTTAAAAACCAGATAGATCAATATCTTTATTATGATCCTGAAAAATATACTATCGATTTAGATTTAAATTATGGTAAAGATTTAGTGGATAGATCTGATTATGCCGTGCTTGATATTATAATAAATCAATTAAAACTTCAAGGTATTCTTATAAAATAATAAATTCGGGAATTTATCACAAACTCCCGAATTTCTGTTTATTAACCAATTTATTAACCAAACTTCAAATTATGAAGAAATTATGAACAAAACTACAATTTCCCAATCTTATCTATAGTTATAAATTTCTCTTTTCTGAAACTTCTCCAAGACAATTTATCTAAATCATAATATCTGATAACTGCATCTGACTTATTATATTCCTTACCGGAAAATGCTGTACTCGGATCAATATTCATCACTTTAAAATTCTTTGTACCACGGGCTGTTCGAATAGTGCCGTCTTTCTTCTCAAACTGAAATACTACCTCACCTTCATTAAGAGCAGCATTTAAATCTTCAACTGTATACTTCATAACTTTTATTTTTTATTGAACACTACAAAGATATATCAAATATTTGAAATAAAAAAATATTTAGAAACTTTTTAACATTTTTTATTATTCAAATCTAATAAAATCTAATTTAATATTATCAGACAAATTAAAACTTTTCCTGATGATTTTTTCTGCATGCTGTACATTTTTCGCCATCACAGAAGTAGTTGTAGATATTGAATTTATCGAACCGTCTTCTGATTCTGGAAGAATAATATTAAAATAAAATCTTTTCATACCTGTTTTTTCAATACAATTTAAAATTAACTCTATACCTTTATACCAGGCTTCTTCATATGTCGCCTCTATATAATGCCCATAACCTTTACCATCTGGTGTAAAAAACTCTGTCAGCTTATCATATTCTAATAGCAGATTGTCTACATCTACATAATACCCTTTATGGATTCCGTCATTGGATCTGTGAATGCATAAATCATATTCTGGACATTCTTCTCTAATTATCTCATAAGCATCCCAGACTTCTAATATTGCTATATTCTTATCTAATACCTTATTAAATTTGTCAACTAATTCATTCGGTAAAAATTTACTATTCATGAGCATAATTTTTAAAATAATCTTTAATCCAGATAACTGGTGTTCCTTTATCCCCACTACCAGATGTCAAATCACAAAGGCTCGCAATTAAATCATAATATCTTCTTGGAGTAGTTCCCTGGGCAAGCATAGGATTCATGTCAATATGTCTATTCTTTTCCTCAATTAATATTTTTATATTTTCAGAATCATTCGTAACTTCATCTGCAATATATTTAATCTTAAGCTCGTTTGGCGACTGCCCCAATAATTCGCCTGTATAATATGGGCATGATACAGGATCTGCGAATTCCCAAATACCGGCGGCCGGATCTTTAAAACATCCGTCTCCATAAACCATTACATGAATATCTTTATTATATGTATCTTTTACATAATTACGAATATATTCACATACTTCTTTACAGGATTCTTTTGTAGGAAATAACTTAAGCTTCTCATCGCCGCATTTATTCGAACCTAATAACCCATATTCACACCATCCGTGCTTATCTGATTCCTTACTGAATATATCCTGCAATGTGATGACATTATTATAATCATAGTCAACATTCCATTTAATTGTCGTATCATATATCTCATCACGTAATTCATTTCTGGTATGGATAGCGCTTACTATGACATTACCACTTGACATTGAAAGACCATCTGTAACAAAATCCGATTGCAATATTATACATTCTGCATTTTCTTCTTCTACTAAATCTCTATAATAATCAATTATATTAACATTTGTCCAAGGATTTTCAACCGGATTACCAACCTCATCTTTACCATGTCGCAGTTGTACAATAACTTTTTTTGCGCCTCTGGCAATACCTTTTAATATTACACTAAATCGATTACGAGAATATATAGGCCATAAAACACATATAGTGGCATTTTCTCCATACTTCTCTTTTATAAAATCTGCTATATCGTCTACTGTCACATAATTATTGTATGCTCTTGCTATTAAAGATTCAGTTATCGCGATTATATCATTATTATCAAAACTTAAATCATTTAATGCAATCATATCTTCGAGATTATTTCTGATAATACTTTTAACTCCATCACCGGATTTAATAATCGGCATTCTTATTCCTCTTACTGTTGTTCCTATTAAATTACTCATATTTTAATCTTTATAATTTCCTTTACAATCTTCTGTAGTCGACATATTATTATATTTTTTACAAAATTCATCAAATTTGGAATCACTATATGTCGATACATATTTTTCATATGGATAACATCCTTTCCAATTTAAATGTCCTGTATATACATTCTTCTTTTCTTCTGTTTCTGCTTTATTAATATCACAATTTATTTTTGGAGACTGTTCATACCATGGGGTTATTGGCTGAGGAGTAGTCGTCCATGGATAATCTGGATATACAGGATATGATGGTCTAGTTAAAAGAAGAATATTTAATTTTTCAATTATATCATCTAATTTATCATTTAATTCCTTATACCTCTTATCCTCATTTTCAGCTGCAGCTTTAAGTGCCGGACTGGCATTAATCATATCGGCATAAGATAAATGAGCTGCCATATTTTTCCAGTTTTCAGCGGCTTCCTCACTTCTCTCATCAAATTTTCTATCTTCTTTTACATATGGAACAACAGTTGAGTTTTTACCAATACACCATTCCATACCAGGTTTAAATTTAACAAGATATTTAGAATCTTTATCGATAGCCACAGATTTCTGGGTATTAATCACATTATCATTTTCATCCAATTCAGAAATATAATATTCTGGTTTACCGAAAAAATCTGGTAAATTCAACATAGCAAAATTATTGGATACGATTTTTCCTTTACGCCATCTTGAATATCCAGCTCTCCAGCAATATAATACTATATCTCCAGTTTGGAATAAACTTTTATTTAAAAAACTTGTATCTGTAAATGTTGTTTGCATTGCTTTTATAATATCTTAAATTTCTAATATATTAAAGAATATAAAAAAGAATTGTCTGAAAAAATATTCAGACAATTCATATATAATTGATTGATAATTTTACATTTCTGCGCCGCCAGACATATCTGCACCGGTTTCAAGGCCTCCGCCCATATCTGCTCCACCGAAACCCATATCTGATCCGCCTCCGAGGGATGCTTCACCTCCCATGTCCATTCCGCCTGCTTCTCCGCCAAGACTCATGTCCATTCCGCCATTCATGTCCATTCCGCCTCCTCCGAGACCTCCCATGTCCATTCCGCCTCCGGTAGCACTTCCTAATGACTGTTCTTCCTGCTGAGCCTGTTGTGCCTCCTGTGCTTCTTTGGCCTCTTTTGCTTGACGTAATAACTCGCTTTCTTTATATTTCTTATTAAGAGTCCAGTCCTCTTCAGAAATATTCAGAAATTTTTTGGCAAGAAATTCAGGAGAAAATATAGGTTTACCATCACCCCCCTGCATCTGCAATAACTGTGACATTGTATTTGCGCCTTGATTTACAATAACCTGTTCTTTTTGAGATACAAATATATTTTCCTCATTAAAGGTAATATTTAAATATGATTTAATTGCATTGGCATATTTTAATGATGGCATTTTTAAACATATCTGTATCCATGTAGGCTTCAATAAAAGCTCTTTAAAAATTGATTGTATTCTCAATATAAACCTATTGAATGCATATTCCTCTCTTGTTACAGCAGCATCACCATTCAATGGATTTTGTGGCGCGCTTGTAGGATCAAGAGTAAACCTGTTAGCCGGTACTTTTGTCTCAAGTATAAACCTTCTCCAAAAATATTTAAGCTGTTCTACAGAATTCATATCATAACCCTCTACACCTATCTCGCTTATCTCTGTAGTTGAATCATTAATCTGCGGAAATATATATGTCTTCATGAACGAAAATTTTGGCTGTCCATTAATTGTTATCTCTCCTGAAAGATTATCTATTTCCGTATCTTCTGTATATTCAGCTTGTAACTCTGATACCCTTTGCTTCGCTTTATCAATATTCATTGTTCCCAGAGGAACAACCATCTTAATACGTTTCTGCGCATTCTGGATATTCCATATAATTCTGGCATTCTCCAGCTGTCTTAACATATTAAATGATCTTGTTAATCCCTCAAGATATGAAACTCTTGTACAATCAGCGAAATTACCATTTGCCCACGATATATAAATTAAGTTTGTATCTGGAATTATTCGTTGATTCTGCGGGTCGTCTTTAAACTGATACCATACTTTAACTTCCTCATTATTGGGATTTTTTACAATAGCCGGTTCTAATGTTATAGGGTCAATTTCTTTAAATGCTTTAATAGATAAAGCGTTATTATCTTTATCATAATTATAAATTATTTCAAATGCCAAAAATCCCTCTGTAAGGAATTTCTTAAAATAATCCCAAGCATCATTAGACTGATCCCATCCCCATGCCTGATATATATGTTTAAATGATAATTCTGTGACTTTTAAGAGTTTATCTGCATCTTTAAAATCTTTATTTAAATGAGATTTTAATCTTGTAATATCAATATCTGCAAAGTATTTGTCATTATTATATACAATCGCTTCATCTGTTATAGTTTCTAATACAAAATTAATTTCTCCATTCTGTGAAAACTGCCTTAGATATTCACGTCTTAATGGATATGATTGATCAAAAAACGCAACAAATTCACCGGACATTTTAGAAATATCACGGTACTTAGTATAATAAGTATCCAGAAACTCATTCTGAAAACTGTTTACTAAATTATTTCCTCCATTGGCCTGATTCATGGCCATAAGATTACTCTCAGATTGACCAATAGCTAATGATGATTTGATAATACTTTTGCCTGTATTCAAATCAATAGCTCCAATATCCAACAGATTCGTAGATTTGGTATTCTTTATATTCGGGTTTTTTGATTTAAAATTTCTTAATACATAATTAGCCATATAAATACAGCTTCATAATTTTTTATATTTATTTCTCAAACTCATTAAGCATAGGATAATGTATCCATCTGTCACATACTACAATATCCCCGGTCCCATTATATAGCTTTAAATCAAATTCAGGATATTTTTTATGTAATACATATCCAGATGCAAACTGGCACATTTGATTAGCCAGTCTGCAATTGGGAAAAAATTCAACATATATTATTTTATCTTTCACATTGTCTTAAAATCTAACCCAAATTATAACCATATCGGCAAATAATATAACCGCATCTCTAAAAATGGATAACTTGTCTTTATTCTTTTTGATGCTATGTCAAAAAATATTTTAACTTGTATAAGACTATTATTATCAACATAATATTTAAAGAATATTCCCGTAGGACCTTTTAATTCCTTAATATCAACCATCCCATTAAGGTCTTCTTTCAGATCATCAAAATCAACATATATATAATTATGATATCCTCCTGATTTAATTAAATCTTCTATATCTTCTTCCTTGATTCTTCCTCTTCTTCCTATATGCCATTTTTGATTACCATGACAAAGTAAATCATCTGGTGATACAGGCTTATAATTATTTAATAAGAAAAGTTCATCTAGTTTATCCAACATCTTTTCTCCTAAATTATCTATTGTATAAGTATCTGGATAAGAAGTAGATTTTAACATTAAAGCCTGTGTATATGTATATACATCTATTTTTTTATTAATGTTTATTTCATTATTATTCAGCATATCAACGGATTTATATAGGATTTCTGGCAAAGGAATACTTCCTTGTGTGCTATCTATTTTATATTTTAAGTTCGTTTCTTTTTGTAAAAAACCTGTTGGGGCAAAGCAAAAAGGAGTATACCATTTATCTTCCGGTGAGAGATAAATACTGTCACCAAAAGATTTTATAAAATTTCCTATAATGACGTTCATTCTAAGTTCTTTCTTATTATAAATATCCTCATCTGTTATAATACAGAATTTAAAATGATCCGATATATCTTTTCTCGATATAATACCTTTATCTTCAGTGGAATTATTATTCCATTCAATCAATATTTTATTTAAATACTTATTCATAATCTAAATTATATATAGATTTTATAATCCATATATGATTTTAATTTATTTCCGAATTTGACACTATTAAAGCCAATCTAAATCCTATACTTTCATGGTTTGATCTAGGTGATGCGCATTGTTCCCAGCAGGTATGCCATGTAAATTGCCATATTCCTATTTTAGTAGAACATCCTTTACCTACTACATTTCCATAACTGAAATAGCTATATCGAAAATTAGAATCTTCACAATATTCCCAAACATTTCCCATTAAATCATATATACCGTATTCATTCGGTAGTTTTGTCTTTACAGGATGATGTATTGCGCCATTTGAATTTTCTCTACTCCATATATATTTCCACTCTTCCAATTTAGAATATTCTATCTCTCCACTACTATCCTGATTATTATAATACCGAGATGATCTGGTATTATCTATCGGCCCGAATAATTTTTTAAATTTATCGCCTAATGCATTTTCCCATTCATCTATAGTCTGTAAATGAAAGTTAATTCCTGTAATACGATTAAGTTCTTGTATAAATGTCCGGCATTCATCAATAGAAACACTGTCAACAGGATGTTGTAATCTCTTTAATTTACTTGGATTTTCGCCCATGACAGCCATATATAGTTCTTGAGTTACTACTGTTTCTCCTATATAATAATTTTCATCAGGAATTTTAATCATATTAAATTTTACACCATTAGCTATAAATCCTCTGGCACCAAAAGAATCTTTTACATCATCAGATTTAATGATTCCATTATCTTCAATACCAGAATCATTCCATTCAATTAATATTTCATTCAAATATTTCATTTCTTTAATTCAATTAATTTTGCACTTTTAAGTAGTGCTGTTTTATCACTATGTCTAAAAAATTTTATCTTTTTAAATTTGTTTATATTTTCGACATATATCGTTTTAATGTTTGGGCAATTCTGGAAGGCAAAGCTGCCAATCGTCGTCACCGAGTTGGGGATGGTCAACGAGGTCAAGCCAGTGCAATCCCGGAAGGCACTGTTGCCAATCGAAGTCACCGAGTTGGGGATGGTCAACGAGGTC